CATATGTACTCTTTGCACCTTTGTATAACTTAGACCTAGAGTTAGAAAAGACAAACCTTATGTCGAGAAAGGGATGTTGATCTTGTATTATTAAGTGCTTCTTACGATCAGCTTGAACAAACCTGCCTTTAGATTCTATGATGATGCCATTGGGCAGTTTAAAGTCAGGAGTGTAAGTCTTATTCTCAAGAAGTTGCCACTGTACCTTTAGCTTCTCATATTCAAACTCTACACCTCTGTCCTTAAGATCCTTAGCTATGTCATCCTCTAAACCAGATCTGTAGCCATTCTTTATTGCGTGTCTTCTACGTTCACTGGTGGTTGCCATATCTCGCCCTCTGTACGTCTAAGCCACAGTAGCCTAGCATTCTCTATTACCCTATCTACATCACCATCATAGGCTTTAACACAGGCTTCCCATAGGTCTTGTTCAGTCTTAGCCTCACTTAACATCTTTGTAGCTTTAACTGGGCCTACACGATATAAACC